CTTTTCCGCCTTTTCCACCAGGACCACTTGACGGACTAGAACTTGGTAAACTAGGACCGCCCAACATTCCAATTCTTTTTGCTGCTGCTAAAATAGCTACTTCTAAAAGAGCCAGCGATCCTTTAAATGCAATATACGCTCCAGTTAATATTAGGGCCCCTGTTGCAAGATTTTTTTTATACTCTTCTCCAAAAACTGTTTTGAAAAAACCGTCAAGTAGATTATTTACAGAATCCCTAAATTCTTTGTCTTGAAAATATTTACCAATACCATTCAACAAAGTTAATAATAAACCACCTTTTAATAATCCACTAATAAGACTTTCAATTATTGATCCGAACGACATACTTAAAACTCCCTTAAGTATATCAAATAATCCACCACCTTCTTTTTTCTCACCAACTGGTGTTGGCGCTAATCCTCCACTATTCTTCTTATACTGCCCTTCGTATTGAGCTTCTCTATCACCTGCTCTTTTGAAGAACATATCCGATTTTGTTGATGGAGTACCACCAGACAATTTAACCATCTTCTGCATATTCATACGCATTAGATTCATATCTCTTGCCATTGCAGGCAGAACAATAGTATTCTTAGCAGTGATACGATTATCAGTGGATATTCTGGTCAACTTCTCATTAACTTCTTGTGACATACCACTATCACCAGAAGAACCTACACCCCTAGAAGCACCACCAGAAGATTTTGGCCTATCATTATATTTGTATGCTTTGCCAAATATTTTACCAAAAGCAGCACCAGTAATTCCTGAACTTGGTAATAATCTACGAAGATCTGTTTTCTCTTTAGTCCTTTCACCAACAGCAGAAACAAGAGCACCAAGTAGTCCCTTGTTCTTTAATTCCATTTTGTAGATTTCTGCGAGTCTAGATTCTCTGGCCATTTTCTTTATCTCTTATTAGCGGCTTGTTGTTCCATTTTTTGCTTCTCTTCTTCAAGGTACTGCATCAGCATAGTGACATAAATTTCTCGTTCCCAAGGTATCATATTTTCAAGTTCTGTAAGACTATATTTGTGATGCTGCATCAACGCAAAATTAGTCTTATAGTAGTTCCTCAGGTTATCATGATATAGATTTATCCGAAAAAACTTTGGACTCCCTCCAAAGTAATATGTTCTTGATACCCACACTTCGTACATTTATAATCAATTTCTTTTTTCAGCTTTGGCATTGTATCAAAGAATTTACGGATATTCTCTAAATCTTTCTGTTGCATACCATCAATGAATTCTATAATCTCATCTCTTGTATTATCTTTCATATGATATACTGTATTTTCATCATATACTTGATCAATAGAAGAATAGATCAAATCCATGATAATATCACTTTCGCTTTTACCTAATGATTTCTGCATTATTTCAAATGTTGGATATTTCATGATAATACCAACTTTATCATTCAACTGAAACTTTGTTGTATGTCCTTCAGTAAGTGTGGGCTTAATTTCCAATACATTGAATGATATACTATTGATATGTCCACAATCTTTTTCTTCATCTTTGTCATTTTTTACGGTGTTATTGCACCGATACTTTAATTCTACAACTTCAGATACTGATCTTGCACGAAGATGCATAAACAGATATTCAAGATCAAATATTGGAAGACTATCAATATCAATATCACTTAATACACAATTCTTTAATACCTGTCTAATTACTTTGACCGTAGATTCTACGTCATCATTCTCGGTATTCATCAGAAACAACTTCTGTTCTTTTACCAAGAATGGGCGAAATTGGATCAACTTTCCACTTGAGATTAATTTCACTTCATAAATCGGCACATCTATTTTCGGTAACATAATATCCTCACTTTATTAAAATTATAATGCTTTTCCAAATGGAAGCAATTTGTTTAATCCAACTCCAAGCAATTCTGCTGATGCTGCACCAATATCGTAAGTTCCTGCATATATTGTTCTAAATCTTTGATATGCAAACTGAACACTAAGTCGGTGAAATCCATCATCCGACCAACTCAATCCTTGTGATGCAATACCAACAGGAAATGCATCAATCAATTCTACTGCATATATCTGTTTGATAAAATCATCATATTGCACAATCCTAATGGTTGTCATATATCGTGTATCATCACCTTTTGGATATATAAGATTATTTGTATCTGAAGGCATAATTGCTTCCATCCAACGATCAAACAATTTTCTTTCATAGAAATCATTAGTACACAGAAAGCCTAATGTCGTTTCTGTATATTGTGTCTGATAAGGAACCTTAAATGTCGGCCCATAGATTTTAGCATCATGTGTCTGAAGTGTTTTACCTGGTAATTCTGCGGTCTCACATTGCATTGAAAGATATCTTGATATTGTAGCATTAGAACCTCTATCTACAGTATCTTTTCCTAATGCGCCATTGATCGCATCTGTAACATCGGTAAATATGGCATTAGGTAAATTAAGTAATTGATCAAGAATACTAGTGGATACAAATCTATTAATGTATGATGGAATAGGTAATATCACTTCAAATCTGCATGGTCTTGCAGGACCATCTCTGGATCTCATATGTGATAGGAATGTGCTTGGTGTAAATGCCATTAGAATTTTTTCCTTGAGTCTGACCAAACTTTACTTGTGGATGCTTTCACAAAACTTTCAACAGGAAGCATTACTGCAATATCAAATTCATCTGCTGTAATCTCAAGAAATCTTGATTGAATATGAGTATAAAGATATCTCTTGATACACGGAGTTGCTTCAAATGCTCTTGATGCGCTTGAGAGAAATTGATAACTGATTCTCAGTTTGGTGTTCTTATCGTAATTCTTATTTGATGCCGTATCACTCAATTTGTCAAGTAAAATAATTCTCTGTTTTGGATGAATATAGTGGAGATTCATACCAAGAAATCCATCTTTATAATTCTCAATAGGAATGACCAATGGGAATCTATCATAATATGGTAATGAATCTTTTGTCTTTGGATCATAGAAATAGAAGTACATTTTGCCTATGATTGAATTTGTTCTTAGGCGATCACGATCTGCCATCAAAGCCCTTGATGTTGGCTTTAGGTCTTTGACTTTTTGACGTAGCCAAGTTCTTGACGCATTGGTACCTGCGGTCAATCCCTCTTTTGCTAATGACGCTTTGATTCTATCTAATAATTTTGCCATTACCTATTTATGCTATATGCCTATATCTTTTTCAGTCAATACCTTAAATTCCCAACCATGTTCTCTACAGAACAAATCAGCGGCCCTCCATTTTTCTTGATTGACTGCATATGTAGCAGCCTCTTGTAGAAATCTTTGAGTCTTTCTCTTTTGCACTGGTTTTTGAGTTTGTTTGAGTGGTTTTATCTCAATAACTGACGTTTTTTCTATTCCTGATTTCTGTTTTACACAGATCACAAAATCCGGGAAATAGCGGTGGATCCGTTGGTCAACAGGTGACTTATATCTGATGATGAGTTCCTCTGAGTTCCACCAAACTACACTGGGATTTTCATCAAGCCACTTCATAACTCTAAGTTCCCAACTAGATCGGTAGATAATTCCTGTTGAGTCTCCTCTGTATTTTTTTGGATTCTGAGGAGTAAATCTGCCTTTATATGACATAAATACCTTTATATTTGCAGATAAATATATCTAGCATATCTAGGAACCTCGATGCCAATTTTCTCACTTACAGATATAAAATTCAATGCTCCAAAAGGTCCTACTGGTCCATTGAGTCCTCTAGGAATAAACACTAAGTTTGACTCTAAGACATACAAATATCCAATAGATTTGGGAAGTACCGATAAGAATCATTATATGATGATCAACATATTGGAACAGAGAAAAACAACCTTTGAAAATCCAGGATCAGGAAAATCTGGATTTTCTACAGCAAATACAAATGCAAAGGCTTATGGCAGTATAGGTGGAAATCAATTAGTTAATGATTTTGGTAAATTCACAGAAGATATAAAAGATCTTGCCGTTACACTTGTAACCGATATAGGTGGTGCCATTGGTCTTAATATGCCGAGAATTTATAAAGCAATAGACGGTGGTATGAGTGATAAGTATAGCGCGGCCGACGGAGCAGAGCGGGCGCTTGTCGAATTAGTTCCCCAAACTCTAAAAGATTTAGCAACAGGAAGTGTCAGAGCAACAACAAGAATATAAGAAACTATTGCATTGTATATGCCAGATACTTTGAATTTTGATCATACACAATTTTATAATAAAGCATCCGCCGGCGGAAGTCTTCTTGCAGGAGTAACCTCAGCAGGAACTTCTCTTGTTGATACCATCAATAGTGAAACTAATGGAGGTGCCTATGGTAAAGGATATTATGCAGTTCAGAATATGTCACCATATTTAAAAAGTGCATTTTTTAAAAATTTAGGTGATTTTGGTAAAATAGCATTTCAAGCAACCACAGGTTTAGCAGAAAATCCAATGATGGAGATGTTATATT